TGGTGCAGTATCAACAAGATTGTAATATTCCCACCTACGGGTTACTGCAACTCCTGATGCACCATTTGAGTGAGCAGAAGCAAGGGTCAGTGAGGTTGTGTTACCAATAGCACTAACTTTAATCTCCTTACCGAAAATGGTAAGCTGGTCACCAACTTCTACTTCACCAACGAAAGATGTACCACTACCAGTTACAGTTGTTGAATTAGCTGTAACTGAAACGGTACCCGTTAGTGTGCTTTCATAAGCAGCAGACGACGGACACATAGAAACTTTAAGTGAATTGCCTAGTGTTCCTGGATATTTTGCAATCCATTCACCACAATTGAGTGTACCATCATCCCAATTATCTTCATAATCATCATCATTCTTTACAAGGAAACCAGCACCTGCGGTGTTACTTCCTGTAGTTGCTTCGGACGTGGCATTATAGGTACTATTTGAACCTTCGGATGCTACACGAACTTGGTATAAGGCATTGCCATACGAAAGAAAGTTAGCAGAAGTAAACCAACGATTTGCAATATTATTATCGGGTTTCCAGAATCTTGCAACTAATCGGTCTTCTGAATCTAAAAGAACTCTTTCATTTAAAGGACCCCAAAGAAATTCGCCGACAGCAGCACCTTCAGTAGTGCTAACAGCAGGAATAATAGTGGTTAAGTCAATTTCACTAACATTAACGCCCGGACTGATTTGAAACGCCATCGTTTTATTCTCCTCGTTATCTAATTATAAACTCTTATATGTTTACTTCTTTTATTTATAAAATACAGGTATTAAAGGTTTATCTCCACATCCATTTAGGATCATCGGCAATATCTTTTCTTTCTTGGTCGATTTCCCACCTCTGACCTGTATTATCTACAATGTGGGTTTCTACTTGACCATCATCAATAATACCAAATGGTGTCATATAATCCTCCATTTGTTGCATCTTTTGAGCATAAAGTCTCTCTCTAATATCTGAATCTGTCATCTCTTTGAAATACCCTTGACCGGCGGCCCAAGCAAAGATCACCAATGACATAACCAAATCGTCATTAGCACCTTCTTCAGCTGCAAATGATTTACCATTCGACACGAAAGTCGTCAGTTCTGCTATGGTTTCAAAGTCTTCGATAATCAATTGGTCTTTTTCTATAAGGTCTTTGAGGTTTGAACAACCAATCTTTTTGACTTGGGGTGTAGTCTTGACACCGAATTGTGATTTGGTACCAGCAAAACCACCACCAAGTTTTTGACCATTTCGACCATGGAATGTAGTCATAAGAACGTTTTCGTATTCAAATTCAAAGTTCAGAGCTTGAGCAACTGACAATCCAATCTCATTGTTTTCTACAAGGACAAATGCCTCATTATATGCTTTCGCAACTTTCTGGATGATATCAGGATACAATAAAGGCGACAAGTCTCGTTTATACAACTTACCAACAAATTTGTAGGGCATTTCTGTAATGTCAATCATGGTTAGGGCTTGATGATCCAATCCTTGACCATGAGACACATCAACATTACACATGTACGTGTGCCCCTGTTCTGGACGTTCATAGACTTCAAAGTCATACCAGGTGTCTATAGGTGGTTTGAATGCCATAGTACGAAGTTTTGAGGGTTGGATAAGTGTGTTGGTTGACCCGATAAACTCACACCCAAACTCTTGCGCCCACTGGTCTTTGTTGGTGTTCTTGATAACCTGTTCTTTCCACGCCTTATCTCTACCGGGTATCTGACTCCAATGGACATCAATAGGTATATACTCATTTCTTTGGTCTAACGCATCCGACCAAAGACGATAATACATGTTCATGCCCTTTGGAGTAGAAACTATAATAGTCTTAGAAGTATCACCAGAAGAAATGGTAGGGTATGTAGATTTAAAGAAATTTTCAACCAAATTGTTGTGAATGTGGGCAAGTTCGTCAAGGAAAACTAGATTATACGTATCTCCTCGACCAGAACTTTCAGTTGTCCCAGATGCAATTATTTTAGACTTGTTTTCAAGTTCAATACTACCCTTATTCCATTCTAAAACACCTTGTTGTAACCATTTAGGTAACCATTCATAGGCAAGTTTCAACCTGCCTAACAACTCTCTTGCCAACTCGCCTTTGTTAGCAAAGATAGCAATTTTGTAATAATCATTAAATAGCACCAACCATAACATATATGCAAGGCTTGTGACAGACTTACCACTCTGGCGGGGCCATTTACATATAACATGCCTGTTTGAATTGAAAGTGTTTATGGTATCTTCTTGGAAATCATACATATCAAATGGCACAAGACCCTCGTCAACAGTAACAATTTTGATGTAATTTCGGATGAAATGAACCACATCTTTAGAACATTTTTGGTATTCCATGATGTTTTCTTTCGTAAACGCTACCCGTTCACCTTCTCTTTTGAGGTTTTTATTTCCTTTAAACCCAAAAAATTCATTCATCGGATTGGTCTTTTAACATTTTTTGTAACTCTTTAGTAGAACCGATAAACACAGCATTGGTCACATTTTGGGGGTCATCCTTATCGGTCTGGAGTACATCTTTCTTCTGTTGTTGGACACTCAGTAAGTCTTTAGACGCATCAGCACACGTTTTCATGAGGGCACTGAGAGCCTCAAACGACCGAGGGTGTTCACTTGCCGTTGCCAAATCAGTCAAGGAATCTATTGCGGTGTTACCTTTGTTGATAATACTACGCAGGTTCTCTCTAGCGATTTTATAATCGGCTTGGATTTCATTCTCAGACTGCACATCCTTCATGTCTTCTGGAGGCAACACTTCACCATGAACCTTTTTTACTTCCGATTCAGGTAAATCAAATATGTCTTCCATGTTCTTTTCAAATGTGTTTTTAACCATTATTAACCTCTGGTTAGTTTCAAAATCTTTTCCATCTGAGCCTTAATAATTGGACCACGATTGGGCCAATGTATATACGGTTCCTCACTCTTACCTAAATTGTATAAGAATGGTAGGACGATTCTTTCGAGCTCCCTAAATCTTGCTTTAACATTTTCATCAACAACTCCTGCTGTTAATGCATCTTGTTCACCAACCCTCTGCATTAGTTCATTTGTCAATGCCTTGATAGCAGAGACATCTGAGGCTAAAGTCGTATCGGTAGCTGAAGGTTGTGTAACTTCTTTTGGTTTTTCACTAACTGCGGTAAATCCCCAATCGAAGTCTTCCGATTCAAATCCTTCCATATAGTCTGGTAAGTCGTTAGCCATTAGTTTAATCCTTCTTGTTTCTTTCTACTATTTATTATTATTCGTCCACACCGGTAGCTGGATTACGTTTTAATCCATCATCATAATGTTCAAAATCAATAGCAAATCCAAAATTATCTGTTGCTTGAATTGTTGTGTATGCAACTGAAGCAGTAGTATTGCTGGTTGGAGTATTAGCGGCTGTCAACCCCGGTTGTATGGTTATTCTTTCTGACCTACCGGTAGTTGAAATAATTTCAGGTGTAACATTACCACTAGGTACCCATACACCATCTTTAATGTAACCACTTCCGACCGGGAAATCAATAATGATTTTCTTGATAATACCTGAAGTGGTCAACGGACCATATATATTACCCTTCAGAACAAATTCTAACGTCCAAATAAGAGACCTTCTGGTATCAAAATCTCCTTCATATACATCTTCCGACGTAACTGATGTTAATATAATAGGTGTATCATCAACCCGGCCGATTTCTGGTATCGTATTAATAGCAATTGTCCATTCTGGTGTAAAAAATGGCAATATTTGTTCCATTATTTTCGTAGCATCACTAGAATTTTTTACCATAATAAACAGAGAAAAATTCAAATCATATGGTACAGGTGCATATTGTGATATTAGTTTTTGGGGGTCTGTGGTGCTACCTTTGACATTTCTCTGTATGGTGTTGATTTTCCTATTTGCCGCATATGTCATAGATGTTAATTCAAATCCCATTCTGGGTAATTGAAGTGCAACATCCTTAGATAAAGTTGGGTCCTGTCTAAGTCTTGCTATGAATTTCTCCTTAGGAGCATATGATAAAGGCACAGGTATACTTTGTACTCTTGTACCCGAAGAGTCAGAACGTTCAATACCTATATCATTGAACAAGTTACCAAATGCAATAACATATTTTTTAAGTATGCCATGGTCGTAGTATTTGTTTCCTGCAAAACCCATGTTAGCTCCTAGTAAATATTATCCCCAAAAGGATTCCATTCTGAGAAATCAACAATCTCATCAGATAATACTTTAGTGCCGAAGAATTCCGTATTAGCACCCTTATCGAATGTTTCAACACGGTAAGATTCACTAATTATGGAACCACCGTCTTCAAGAAGTAGTTTGTCACCAGCACTAGCACCCGGTGTTTCGTCTTCCAGTAACATCTCGTAGAACAACATGTCAGTAGAATATGTTGTCTCAATTGCGTCAATAGTAGCATCACCTGTGCCGAGTCTTTCTGATGCATATGTAAATAATTCACAACGCAAATCATATGTCTGTAATGCACCCATTTGATAAAAGATGGCTTCATGTTCCACGAATTTCACTTCAAAGAGTTTGCCCACCATTGGAAAATATATCAGGTCACCTTCCATGGGTCGGGTGAGGGTGATTGTGTAATTATCACCTACAGCATCTTCTAGTTTTATCATATCACCAGTCTCAAGTAACAACTGATACCCAAACTCGGTTATCAACTTTTCTGTCTTGAACTGGCCGAATCTCTTTTGAGCGACTGAGAAGGTGATGTTGTCCCTTATTTCTAGCCCAAACCTAGACAACAAGTCACCTTCGCCTTCAAACCCCTCGACGTTCTTGATATACATTTCAATCGTCGCAGCGACACTAAACTGTGACAACGGGTCTTCCCCGAACAACAGGTCTTCGTTGACGAGGGTTCTGGGCATATACTTGACATTGTGACCATACATCTTGATACATTCAAGATTGAGGTCTTCTATCAGATTTTGCTCTGGTGCATAACTATAGTTGTTGAAATATTGATTTGTGCTCATGTTATAAAGCCACTTCTACCAAAGTTCATATTGGTCGTTAATGTAATCTTTAATATCGGTAAGATCGCTGCCAGTCATAGCAGCATCATAAATAAGCAGCTCCGCAAAGTCGGCATGTATGTATTGACCGGAAATGTTGCTCCCAAAGAAATGCCAGCCGGTGCCGGGGAACGCGCCCGTTCCGGGGTTGCCCGTAATTGGTGTGTCATCGTTTATGGCTATCGAAGAACTTGCGCCGTTGAAAACTATTGAACACAGTGCCCAAGTGCTTGTTGGAAATCCCTCTTGAGGCCCGGCACTATCAGCCCATAGTTGAAGATTGGGTGATGTTGGCGGGTAGCCAGCCAAGGAAACGTGACCTCTTGTGCCAGCATCAATCTTAATCATTATAGAGTCATCTTTGTCCCAAGTGAGCGTCTGGAACACGAAGAAGATATGGCAAGGCTGAGAAACGCCAGTAGGGGCGGCCATAAAGTCGTTACTACCGTCGCTGGTTATCTTCCCGGCCCCCGCAAGGGTTCCAACCGTCGCGCTCGCATCATAGGCCGGTTGGAGTGTGGTGCTGGCTTGAGCAAGGTCAACTGAACCCACTTGGTCTGTCCATGCGCTGACGCCGGTGGCAACCGTAACGCCTGTATCCGCGCGGGTATGCCATATAAGGTTGGTTTGCGGAGCATCACCCATAGCGACTCTAGCAGGACCACCAACCGCATCAGCTACGCCATTAGCAGACCATAGTGCATTGACAATTCTCATTGAATTGACGGTTTCACCTACTACATTGGCTTCATGTAACCAACTAGACCCACTATTATTGAATCTTAAGGTGACGTATCCACCTTTATTG